GATCCTTCTCCAGACGCTTCCGTTGTTGGTATTGGAATGTCTGCAGCGTTGGGTCTTGGAACAGTTACTGCAGGAGCTGATATAGCTGTCACTGGTCAAGAAATGACTATGGATGCAGGAACGTTAGCTGCAACTGGAACTGCTGAAGTATCTTTAACTGGAGAACTATTAAGTATTGCAGAAGGTAATATTAATGTAGCTGCTAATGCAGACGTAGTGGTCACTGGTCAAGAATTGACTATGCAAGAAAATGCTCCAACGGTTACTGCAGATGCAGATGTTTCTGTAACTGGAATAGGATTTACAGCAAATCTTGGAAACGCAACTGCTAAATTAGATATAATTGTAGATGTTACTGGTCAGGAAATGACCATGCAGGAAGGTCAAGCAGATGCTACAGATTCTATAGCTAGACTAACTGGAATCGCTATGACAATGGCTACAGGAACTATTAAAACAGTAGTTTGGACGAAAGTAAATACAACAACTACACCTCCTACAATATCCGATTGGACAGAAGTTGACACTGCTGCATAAATACAATATTATGGTATAATTTAAGGAATCTAAAATATGGCAAATTCAACATCGGCTAATTTAAAATTAACGGTTCAAGCAACTGGTGAAAATTCAGGAACTTGGGGACAGATTACCAATACTAACTTATTAATTCTTGAGCAAGCAATTGGTGGTTATGATGCGGTAGGATTAAATGCAACTACTGGTGCAACTCTAACTTTTTCAAATGGTGTTTTATCAAATGGTAAAAATCAAGTTTTAAGATTAACTGGAACCATTACTACTAATGTAAATGTAGTTATTCCAGATTCAATAGAAAAAACTTATTTAGTTGAAAATGCAACATCTGGTGCTTTTACAGTAACTTTTAAAACTACTTCTGGAACAGGAGCTACATGGTCAACTACAGATAAAGGATATAAAATTTTATACTCGGATGGAACTAATATTGTAGATATTACAGCTGATTTAGGTGATATATCTTCTGGTGCTATTACTGCTACAGGACATATTATTCCTGGGGCAAATGATACCTATGATTTAGGTACTACAGTTGCTGTTTGGCAGAATTTATATACTGGAGATTTACATTTATCAAACCAAGCTAAAAAACAAGGAAATGTTGTAGATGGAACCAGAGGAAATTGGACTTTACAAGAGGGAAAAGATGATATATTTATGTTAAATAATATATCTGGAGAAAAATTTAAAATTAATTTATCTAAGATAAAAGGAGATTCATAATGGGTGTTATTTCATGTGGAACTACAATGATCGATCAGGGTCAATTTCAAAACCTTGATGTATTAAGTTGGGACACAACAGCTAAAACAGGAAATTTTACAGCAGTCGCTGGTAATGGATATTTTGTAAACACCACAAGTGCAGCAATTACAGTTACACTTCCAGCAAGTCCTAGCGCTGGAGATCAAGTAGGTATTGCAGATTATGCTAATACAGCAAATACAAATAATATTATAATCAATAGAAATGGATCTAATGTTCAAGGAACTACAGACACTTATAGAATATTAGATAATGGAGGAACAATAGTATTATTATATGTCGATGCTACTCAAGGTTGGGAAGTTATCTCCGGAGCACAAGCAAATAATATTTCTAATCCAGAATATATAGTAGCAACTGGTGGAACTATTACAACTTGTGGAAATTTTAAAATACACACTTTTACAAGCCCTGGTACTTTTGGAGTTACTCAAGCTGGTAATACTGCGGGTTCACAATCTGTAGATTATCTAGTAACCTCTGGAGGTGGTGGTGGCGGTGGATCAACTCAAGTTGATACAGCTGGAGGTGGAGGTGGTGCAGGTGGTTATAGAGAATCATCTGGAGAAGCTTCAGGTTGTTATACTGTTAGTCCATTAGGATGTGGAGTTGGTGCTGTTTCTGTTAATGTTCAATGCTATTCTGTTACAGTTGGAGGAGGTGGAGCTGGAACTGTTGGTTATGAAAGCGAACCTGGTTTTATTGCGGGAGCATCAGGAGGTAATTCTAGTTTTGGTCCTGTAAGCACTAATGGCGGAGGGAGAGGTGCAACTTTTAGTAGTCCTAGTGCTGCGGTTCAGACTGGAGGATCTGGCGGTGGAGGAGCTGATTTTTCGTGCACTGCAGGAGCCGTAGGAAACACTCCTGCTACAGTGCCACCTCAAGGTAATGATGGAACTCCAGGTCGAAATGCTGGTCAGAATTCTAATGGTGCCGGTGGCGGTGGTGGAGGTGCAACTACTGATGCTGGATTAACATCTGCCGGACAAGGAGGACAAGGTGGTACAGGTGCAACTAGTTCAATTAATTTTTCGCCAGTGGGAAGAGCCGGCGGTGGCGGTGGTGGTGCTACACATGGAACAGCAGGAACAGCTTCACAAGGAGGTGGAGCAGGTGGAACTAATTCTAATGATGGAACAGCAGGAACAGCCAACACGGGTGGCGGTGGTGGTGGCGCAGGTTCAAGTAACACTGGTGGACAAAGCGATGGTGGAAATGGTGGAAGTGGAGTTGTAATTATAAGGTATAAATTTCAGTAGAGGATAATTATTATGGCACATTTTGCAAAAATAGGAATGAATGGAAAAGTTTTAAATGTTTTAACTTTAGATGACAATGATATGTTGGATGCTAATGGAAATTCTGATGAAAGAGTGGGTCAACAACATTTAGAACAACACAATAATTGGCCTGCAGAAATGTGGATCCAAACTTCTTACAATACATCTGCAAATCAACACAAATTAGGTGGAACACCTTTTAGAGGAAATTACGCAGGTATAGGTTACACTTGGGACGACGAAAATGAAATTTTTTGGTCGCCTAAACCATATTCTTCATGGGTGAAAGATTTTTCAACTGCAACTTGGAAATCACCAATAGGTCATCCTCCAGAATTAACTTCTGAGCAGAGTTCACAAAATCAAGCAAAAACACATTTTTGGATGTATAATTGGGACGAAGAAAATCAATCTTGGAGTTTGACAAATTTACGTTCATAATATAATTCTAGTGGTGGTATGAAAAAGAAAGTATTAAGTGAGCAAGCATTATATTGGGGTAATGTTTCAATGCCTAAAGGTTTTGAAATAGATACAGGAAAATTATCAGAAGATATTTTACATTCATCCTTTACAAACAAAGAATTTCCATATTCAAAAACATGGAATATGTTAAATACCTATATTATAGAACATATAGGTCTTAAATATAATTTAAGCTTAACAAATAAAAATTCGTGGGGAAGTATCTACAAACCTAATCAAATATCAAAATCTTTATTTAATGCAAATTTAATGGATTTATATAATTCACCTGATTTTACTTTGCTTTATGGAGTTAAAGTAAATAATTGTTTTGTAGAAATACATTATGACGATAATAGACGTAAGGGAAAAAGTTGGAACATAGAATTAAAAAATAATGAATTTATAATGTTTCCATCAACAAATGTTTTTACAATTTCAAACGAACAAAAAGAAAATTTAAATTTTATACAAACTATAGTTTATGAATATATATGATTTTAAATAATTATTATTACTACTTTAAATCAGCTATACCACCTAGAATTTGTGATAACATAATTAAACATGCATTATCTAAATCAGAACAACTTGGATTAATTGGTAGTTATGATTCTAAAAAAGTATCAAAAGATGATATAAGAGATATAAAAAGAAAAAGAAATTCTAATATTGTTTGGTTAAATGATAACTGGATATATAGAGAAATACACCCATACGTAAGTGAAGCAAATAAAAAAGCTGGTTGGAATTTTCAGTGGGATTATTCTGAGTCAATGCAATTTACAAAATATAAATTTGGTCAACATTATGATTGGCATTTTGATCAATTTGAAAAACCTAAAGATTCTGATAATGGTAGAATTAGAAAACTATCTGTAACATGTCAATTAACAGATGGCTCTGAATATAAAGGAGGTCAATTAGAATTTGATTTTAAAAACTACGCACCTCACATGAGAGATGAGTCTAAACATTTAAGACAAGCAACAGAGATATTACCGAAAGGATCCATCATTGTATTTCCATCTTTTGTTTGGCATAGAGTTAAACCTGTAACGAAAGGAATTAGATATTCATTGGTTATGTGGAATCTTGGGTATCAATATAAATAATATGTTTATTAATAATTATTTTAAAACTACTATTTGGCACGAAAATAAAATTGAATTTGTAAAATCTTTAAACAAAGTTTCTGACAAATATATTAAAGCAGCCAAAAATTTTCCTGAAGCAAAAAAATATATAAAGGAACACGGAGATTTTGGAAGATCATTTCATTCAACATCTTTGATATTTGATAATAATTTTTTAGATTTTAGAAATTATATTGGACAAAAATCTTGGGAGTATTTAGACCATCAAGGTTTTGATATGCAGCAATACACAACTATGTTTAGTGAGTTATGGGTACAAGAGTTTGCTAAAAAAGGTGGTGGTCATCACAGTGCACACATACATTGGAATCAACATGTATCAGGTTTTTATTTTTTAAAATGTAGTGATAAAACATCATACCCAATATTTCATGAGCCAAGAACAGGAGCACGTGCAACTAAATTAAAAATGAAACCTGGATATGACGGCACAGAAGGCGGAGTAGAATTAATTAAATTTAAAGTAAAACCGGGATCACTTATAATATTCCCTGGATATTTAGAACATGAGTTTGTAGTAGATCATGGAGTAGAACCGTTTAGATTTATACATTGGAATTTACAAGCTGTTCCAAAAGAAATGGCTCATAAAAATGTTTAACAAAATAATAAAAAGTAAAATAGAACGTCCTTATTTTTTCTATACTGGAAAAATTAAAAATATTAACTCAAAATACTTTATTAAAAAAATAGATGAAGGATGTAATTTAGCTAATAACCATTCTTTTAAAACAAATGTAATAGGAGAAATGACTAATTTTAAATTTTTTAATAAAGACACAGAATTTTTAAAATTACTTTTTCCATTTTTTGATGTTATTGATAAAGAACATAAATTAGAAAAATATACTTTATGTGATTCTTGGGGTATTAAAAATAATTTTAGCTGTTATACAGCAGAACATTCACATGGAAATAATTTATTTTCAGGTGTAATTTATTTACATGATCACCCTCAATTATTAGAATTTCCTGAAATAGGAGAAAAAATAAAACCTGATACAGGCTCTTTTGTAATCTTTACTTCTTTTTTAAGACATAGCTGCAAAAGAAATTTAATTAATAAAACAAAGTATGCGTTAAGCTTTAATATTGCACATGATAGATTTTAAAAAAAATAAATACACTATTATTAGAAAAGCAATTTCAAAAGATTTAGCTATTTTTTTAGCAAATTATTTAAATATGAAAAGACAAGTCTATGATACATGTAGAAATAGAAATTTTATATCTCCTTATGAAGAATTTTATGGTCAATATGAAGGAGAGAATGAACAAATACCAAATACTTATTATTGTTACTCTGATATTGCTATGGAAACATTAATGCTTAAATGCCAACCTAAGATGGAAGAAGTAACAGGTCTTAAATTATATCCTGCTTATACTTATGCAAGAATATATAAAAAAGGTGATGAATTAAAAAGACATAAAGATAGATTTAGTTGTGAGATATCTACGACAATGAATTTAGGTGGTGATCCTTGGCCTATATATTTAGAGCCGTCTGGAGACAAAGGTAAAAAAGGTATTAAAGTAGATTTAAAACCAGGAGACATGTTGGTTTATAAAGGTATTGAATTAGAACATTGGAGAGAAGAATTTAAAGGTAAAGAATGTGTTCAAGTTTTCTTGCATTTTAACAATCAAAAGACTCCTGGATCCAAAGAAAATATGTTTGATAAAAGACCACATTTAGGTCTTCCATCTTGGTTTAAAAGGTAGTATATTATAATGGAGGCAGTGGACACCACCACATACCACCCGCTGTCTCCTTTATAATATTTGGATAACTATGCTACAAAAGCTTAATTTTAAACCTGGTTTTAACAAAATGGTCACAGATTCAGGAGCCGAGTCTCAATGGGTTGATGGCGATTTTGTTAGATTTAGATATGGACTACCTGAAAAAATAGGTGGTTGGTCTCAAATTACTAACTCTAATAATACATTGCCTGGTGTAGCAAGAGCACAGCATGCTTTTGCAGCTATAAATGGTGAAAAATATGTAGCAATAGGAACTTCACAAGGTTTGTTTTTATATTATGCAGGTGAGTTTTTTGATATAAGTCCTTTAGATCCCGATGGCGCTATTACAGGAGCTGATTTTGATGCAACATCCGGATCTTCAACGGTTACCGTAAATAAAACAGCACATGGATTATTAGACGGAAGATATGTAACATTTTCATCTGTTACGGTTCCAACAGGTTCAGGTTATGCAACAACTGATTTTACAGAAAATACTTTTGAAATAAGAAATAAAACTGCAAATACTTTTGAAATTACCATGCCTTCTAATTCAGCTGGAACCACATCTGGTACCGGTTCAGCACAAATTGATCCATATGAAATAGTTGGTCCAACATTTCAAACGGCAGGTTTAGGTTGGGGTACAGACACATGGAGTTCAGGTACATGGGGAACTGCAAGTGCAACCAGTGACGTGGTTCTGGATCCAGGGCTCTGGAGCCTAGATAATTTTGGTCAAATATTAATTGCAACTATTCACAATGGTAAAACATTTACATGGAACGCAGGAGCAGCAACTCCTAGAGCAAACAGAGCAACCGTTATGTCTGGTGCTCCTACTAAAACAAGATTAACTCAAGTATCAGATAGAGATAGACATGTATTTCATTTTGGAACAGAAACTACAATTGGAGATAGTACTACACAAGATCCAATGTTTATTAGATTTTCTAATCAAGAAGACTTTAATACTTATACTCCAACAGCAACTAATACCGCAGGAACATTTAGACTAGATAAAGGTAACGAAATTATTGGAGCCGTATCTGGTAAAGACTATACATTAGTATTAACGGATTCATCTGCATATGTCATTCAATATGTTGGACCCCCTTTTACATTTAGTGTTAGACAAGTGGGTACTAACTGTGGATTGATTGGACAAAACGCACTTAGTTATTCTAATGGTATTGTGTTTTGGATGTCAGGTGAAGGTGGATTTTTTATGTTTGATGGTACTGTAAAATCTATTCCTTGTTTAGTTGAAGACTTTGTATTTACAACTACAGGAGATAATCTAGGTTTAAATTATAGTTCAAATCAATTAGTTTATGCAGAGCATAATACATTGTATAATGAAATTAGTTGGTTTTATCCTGAGTTTGGATCTCAACAAATTAATAGATGTGTAACTTATAATTATGGAGAAAGTTGTTGGACTACGTCTTCACTAGCTAGAACTTCTTACATTGATACAGGTGTCTATGATTTACCTTATGCAACTGAATACGATTCGACTTCTTTACCTAATTTTCCAATTCAAGGTATTACAGCAACTTATGGTGCATCAACTTACTATGCTCATGAAACCGGAACCGATCAAGTCAATAGTTCTGGTACAACATCAATTGATGCATACATTCAATCTGG